TCCGAACACGCCGCGGTCGAACCCGAAGTCCGTCGCCGAGTTGGAACCGTCGACCCGCGACCGCATCTGGACGGCGATGCTCGACGCCCCAACGAAACGGCTCGTCCTCGTGTCGGGACTGCGCGACGCCGGACGCCAGTGGGACCTGCGCCACGAACGGTGCCGCGGCCGCGAGTGCGACCGGTCGTGCAAGGGGTTCCCGGTCACGGCTGTGCCCTACGCGTCGAAGCACCAGACCGGCCAGGCCGCCGACATGGGCGGCGCGGACCTCGACTGGCTGATCGCCAATCGGTTCAGGTACGGGCTCGTCCTCACGGTCAGGTCGGAGCGCTGGCACTTCGAGGCGTCCGGCATCGACTCGCGCACTGGACGCCGCTGCCCCGAGCCGTCCGTCCGCATCATCCCCTACGGCGGTTCGCTGCCGACCCCCGTACCCCCCAAGCCGAAGGATCCGTTCATGGCACTCACAACCGCCGAACAGAAGGAACTGCTCGCCGCCGCTCGCCGCATCGACGACCTTGAGGCAAAGGTCGACCGGCTGGCGAAGCAGGTAGACGGTGTGAAGGGAGACGGTTGGATCAACGCCGTAGCCATCGACCGTGTGAGGGACATCGCCGCGGCCTCTCACAAGCGAATCAAGTCCATGCACCAGGGTGAGTATGGCGACGGCGAGGCCGGGAAGGATTACGAGAAGGGCAGCCTCGGCTGGCTCGACCGCCGCCTGGAGTCTGTCGTTCGCCGGATCCTCGACGCGAAGACCTGACGCGTGTGGACGGCGGCACAGACCACCTCGGTGCCAGGCATCGAACGGCTCGGCGTCGCCGCTGTCCTCGTCGTCGTCCTCCTCGGGCTCCTCGTCTACGAGCGGCGCCGCGCCGACCGGGCCGCCGGCCAGCTCCTGGAGATCACCGAACGTGCCATCGCCGCGATCGTCGAGGCCACCGCGTCACAACGTGCCACCACCGAAGCGGTCGAGCGGCTGACCGACGAGATCCGGCGGCACCCGTGACCCGCCGTCGACGCCGCGACATCGCCGACGCACTGGCACGCATGGACGTCGCCGTGATCGGTCTCGTCGCGACTGGCACCGACCTCCAATGCGCCGTCCACCAGCTCCGCAAGACGCTCGACGAACAAGACTTGACCATCACCGCGACGGGAGCATCCGATGACGACAACACCTGACGATGACCTGGCTCGGCTCGCCGGGTCGGTGGAACGGCTCGTTGACCGGATTGACACGCAGGCCCCCGTCCTCGAACTGGCGGTGACGGAGTTGTCTTCGGCCGTGGAGGCACTGGACCGGCATCGGCGTCGGGCGTGGCTCGCTATCGGTGCACTCGCCGCTGTCGTCGTCCTGTCGCTCATCGTCGCCTGGCTGTGGGTGACTGGGACTTCTCGCCGGGAGCAGATCGAGTGCCGCCGCGACAACGACACCCGAGTGGCGGTCGTGGAAGCAGCGCGGGTGGGGGTCGAGGCGTCGATGGCCGAAGTCACCGGCGACGAACCCGAGGCCCGTCGGGTTGCTGATCTCACGGCGGAGCGGGTCTCCCGCGACCCGGCGCTACGGCTCCGGGAGTGCTGATTCCTCGCGGCGATGCGCTGAAGCCTCGGCCCTGAGTGACAAACTCGGAAGGTGCCGGCCTTTTCGTGGATGAGCCTCCCGAGCCCTACCGGTTCGTTCGGTCCGGAGCCGTGGATCGACGCCCTCCAGTGTGAGGACATGCCCGACTCGGTCGACCAGGCGGCGCAGGACCTGGCGATGAGCGCGGCCACCGAGGTTCTCTGGGCCCTGTCGGGGAGACGTTTCGGCGTCATGCAGGTCTCCGTCCGACCCTGCCGGCGATCGTGTGAACCTGTCGGGTTCGTTCCGGTCACCGGCTGGACGGTCGGCTGGCTCAACTGCGGTCAGTGCGGCACGTCCTCCTGTGGTTGCGACGACCCGGACTCGATCCGTCTGGCCCGGCGTCCGGTCCAGGAGGTCACCGAGGTCCTGGTCGACGGGGTGGCCCTGGCGTCGACAGCCTGGCGACTCGATGATCGCCGCGACCTCGTCCGCATCGACACCGAGCCCTGGCCCACCTGCAACGACCTGAACGTCACCACCGGGCCCGGCGTCTTCCAGGTGACGTACTCCTACGCCGAACCGGTCCCATCCGCAGGGATCATCGCAGTCAACGCCCTCGCCTGCGAACTGGCCAAGGCGTCGGTCGGCGCCGACTGCAACCTGCCCGAACGCATCACGACCCTCACCCGCCAGGGTGTCACCATCGGCATGATCGACCGGCAGGCATACCTCGACAAGGGTCGCACCGGGATCTACCTGGTTGACCTGTTCCTCCGCACCGTCAACCCGGCGGGCATCCAGCGCCGGGCTCGTGCCTACCGGGCTGACGCACCTCAGCGAGAGCGTCGCACCGGCACCTGATCGGACCGGGGGGCGTTCTCGACGCGCATCAGGTGCGCCCCTCGGTCCAACATCTGCCGATACGTGCGCCGTATCATCACGCCATGATGCGCGCCCCCGAGAACGTTTGACCCAGGAGGCCATCCGTGCCCACTCGCTGTTTCGCCTCTGTCAAGGGCCTGATGATGCGCGCCACTCGCCTCGACGAGTGCGGCGAGCCCGTCGCGCCACCCTGCAACGCCGTGCTGACCAACGGGTTCGTCTCGGCCGCGATCTCCGCCAACGTCGAGGACGGCGAACAGTACCAGCAGAAGCTGGCGGACGGCTCGTACGCGATCAACGAGCAGGACTACCCGACCATCACAAACTTCGGCATCGCCCTGTCGTTCGCACAGGTGGACCCCGATCTGTTCGAGTTGCTCAGCGGCGCCGAGACGGTCGACGACTACGCCGGCGATACCGTCGGCGTCCGGTTCGACGACGAGCCTCGAACGCAGGCCTTCGCCCTGGAGATCTGGACGAACATCCCCGCACAGGCCTGTTCCGCCGGTCAACGGGAGTGGGCCTACTGGCTCATGCCGTTCGTCGTGAACGGCGTCATCGGCGACTTCACCATCGAGAACGCCCTCGCGTCGTTCTCGATCAACGCCATCACCAAGAGCAACGCCGGGTGGGGCAGCGGCCCCTACGACGTCGTCCCGATCAACGTCGGCAACACCGCCGGCCCCTTGCTCACTCCGATCGGCGCCCACGACATCCTCCATGGGCAGCGCACCTCGATCTCGCCGCCCACCGGCACCCCCTGCGGCTGCATCGACGTCACCCTGCCTGCCGAGTCGCCGTGACCTGGATCGGCTGACCTGTGGCGCAGCCGATCTACGACATGCTCAGCGACCTTGTCGCGGGCGTCTACTCCCAACTCGAAGCCGACGCTGCGGCCGCTGCCATCGCTGGACCGCCCGCCGTCGTGGATCCGCTGCCTTCCCGGCAGGGGGTCTACAACGGCGGTGAGGTCGCGGCCGACGACTGTTGCGCCGGTCAACTCTACGGCCGATGGGTCAGGACCTACCCAAGCACCGGGTTCCCGTCACAACTCGGCGGCGGACAGTCGTGCCAGGTGTTGTGGGTGGCGGACCTTCGGGTCGGTCTTCTGAGGTGCGCGCCGGTCCCGCAGGGCAACGCAATGGCCCCGACGATGGACGCCATCGACCGCTCGGCTCGACTATTGCACCGTGATCAGGATGCAGTCATCCGGGCCATCGCCGCCTGGGGGGAATCGGTGTCGGTCGACGGGACGTCGTGGCTGTGTCAGGGGGTCGTTCCGCTGGGGCCACAAGGGGACTGCCTCGGGGTGGAGGCGACGGTCCTGGTCGACCTGGACCTGCTCTGTTGCTGAGGTCGTGGCGGCGGGATACGCCCGACGCATCGTAGCGTCTAGTGTGACGTCCATGATCGAGGTGATAGCGCACCAGCGGGTCCGTGGCCTCCGACCGGGCGAGACCGGCCTCCTCCCGGATTCGCCGGCCGTCCGCGGGCTCATCGCTAACGGCCGGCTCTCGGTCATCGACCCTGACGTGGGTGACATCATCGAAGACGAGGATGAGCGCCGGGCCGGCCCCCCCATCCGGCCCGGCGCTCCGTGGCGGATCGAACCCAAGCCGGAGGCCAGCCCAACCCCGAATGAGTCCAAGGCGAAGGCCGCCGGGAAGTCGACCAAGACCGATTCCAAGTCGAAGCCGGAGTCGTCCGGTGACGACGCGTGACCTTCGACCTCGACGAGAACGAACTGGACTCACAACTCCGGGCCTCCAGGGGCCCGGTCGTCTCCGACCTGAGGCGACGCGTGGACCAGGTGTACGAGGCGGCCCTCCGCGAGGCACCCGTCCGCACCGGCGAACTGCGCGAATCGCACTACGGAGTCGTCGTGAACGACGGCGGCGAACTCTACGGCGAGGTTGGGGCCAAGGCCCCGTACTCGGCCTTCGTCCACGAGGGCACCGGCCTGTTCGGGCCGCTGCGACGCCCGATCGAGGCGAAGCCGGGTCGCGTGTTCGTGTTCACCGGGTCGAACGGCGAGACGGTGTTCACGACCCGGATCAAGGGCCAGCACCCGAACCGCTGGCTGGTTCGCGCCCTCGACGCCATGACCGACTGACCAGAGAATCCACCAAGGAGACACCTGATGCCCAAGACCATCCGACGACGCACGACCGCGGAGCCGATCGAGGTGACGCTCGAACTCGGCCCCGACGTCGAGGAGACGTTCCAGTTCGCGTCGGTCATCCCGGCCGGTACCCTGCTCGACCTCGGCTCGATCCCCGAGGACAAGATGGTCGAGGAGTTCGAGCCGTTCATCCGGCGGATCTCCGTCGGCGACACGGCGGAGCGGTTCGCGGCGCGGATGCGCGACCCGGAGAACCCCATCGACATCGACCTACTGATGCAGGTGATCGAGTTCCTGATGGAGTCGTACTCGGGACGCCCTACCGATGGGCCCAACGGGTCCTCGGTATCGCCCTCGCCAACTGGGGAGTCATCGACGGTCGCCTCGCCATCGCCGGAGTCGACGCCAATGCTCTGAGGCCTGACGCCCTCATCAACGCCGTCTACGTCCTGGCCACAGAGAACATGGACGAGATGGAGAGAACCCGGTTCGACGCTGAACTGTCGGCGCCGTTGCCGGGCCAGGAGTGGGATGAGGAGGCCATCGGCTGGGAGATGGTGGCCGAACTGGAACGGCTCGGTGGGGGGCTCAAGGCCTGATGGCTCGTCCGGTCGGTGAGATATCGGTTCGGGTCACCCCGAACCTCGACGGCTTCGCTGCGTCCCTTCGTCGCGCCGTCGGCCAGTTGCTCAAGCCGTTCGAGAAGGAGATCCAGAAGTCCCTAGCGGCGGCGCTCGACCCGCTCCTGGACGACGTCGCCGAACAGGGTCGGGAGATCGCCACGACCCTGTCGGAGTCGATGGCGGATGGAATCGATCTCTCGAACGTCACCGAGACCATCCGTGAGTCCCTCGATCCCGTAGCAGAGATCGGCGGCGAACTGGCCGAGGCGCTGGACAAGGGCCTCGGCCAACTCGAAGGAACGATCGGGTCCAGCCTCGGGCGGGTTCTGCAACAGGCTCGGAGCCTGTTCGCGGGAGGCGATCTCGAAAGGTCCGTCCGTGACGGTCTCGCCGGCGCGGTCGACGCGACGAGGAGCCTGGCCGAGGACGCCACCGCCACCTTCGGCCGGGCAACGGATGCGGTCAGATCCGGCATTGATCGCATCCGACAGGCGGCCAAGGACAAGGTCGTCGACCTCGCTGGCCTGATTGACGTTGAGCAGATCGCGACGGGCCTGGACGAGGTTGTAGCCGGGGTCCAGGCGGGCCTCGCCGCGACCCACCAGGCGGCGGCCCAGGGCGTCGGTCGCATAGGGTCGGTGCTCCGTGGCCTCGGGTCCCGTCTCGTCCCTGACGACCTCGCGGCGGCGTTCACTCGCCTCGGCCAGCAGGTCGTCCAGGTAGCTACCGGACTCGGGCGATCGTTGTCGGTCGGACTGGCGGGGGCCGGCGAACGTGTCCGCGCCTTCGTCGCCTCAATCCAGGCCAGCCTGGGCGGCCTGACCAACTCGTCAGCCCTGGCGGCCTTCGGCGCCTCGATCACCGGGGCCCTCGGCCGCACCTTCGTTCAGGCGTCAGTGACAGCCTCCCGCGGAGTCGAGGTCATCCGCGCTGCCATCAGTCGGCTCCGGGCCGAAGATCTCGGGGCCACTCTCGTTCCAGGGCTGGCCACGATCGGCAGGGCATCGTCCCTGTTGGGCGAGCGGATCACCACGACGCTGAGGATCGCCTTCGCCCAGGTGGAGGCCGACGCCCGCCAGGCAATGGGGCGCGTCTCGGCGGCCTTGGCTCGAGTCCGTCTACCGAACCTGGGGCCAGCCCTCAGCCAGGGGTTGACGGCCGTCGGTAAGGCCGCCTCGGCCCTGTCGGCCCGGGTGACGGGGGCGTTGTCGGGGCTGGCCCCGATTGCACAGCGAGCCGGGGCCAGTATCGGCCAGGCCCTCTCGACCGGCCTCGGAACGGTCGGTCGCGGCGTGCAGTCCGTGGCTCAGACGCTCGGCGATGGCCTGACATCGGCACTCAAGAAGGTCGCGTCCGGAGCCCAGCAGGCGGCGCAGCAAGTAGGGCAGGCGCTCACGTCGGGCCTCCGCTCCGCCGCGGCCGGGGCCGTCCAGCTCGCCGCTGGGATCGGGCGCACGATCTCGTCCGGTGTCACCGCCGCCGTCGCGACGGCGCAGTCGTCTTTGGCGGGCCTCGGCCTAGCCGTCGCCGGCGTCACGGCTGGGATGGGCGCCCTGGCGACGAAGGTCGTCCAGACCGGCACGTCGTACAACACCCTGGAACAGACGGCCCGGGTCAGCTTCAAGACCATCCTCGGCTCGACACAGGCGGCCGAGGGGATGATGGAGTCGATCTCCGAGTTCGCTCGCGGAAGCCCCTTCGCCAGGGAGGTTTTCATACAAGGGACCCGGCAGATGCTGTCCTTTGGGTTTGCGGCCGAGGACGTCATCCCGACCCTCGGTGCGGTGCAGGACGCCGTTGCCGCCATGGGTGGCAGCGGCGAGCAGATCAGTTCGCTGGTCGGCACCTTCTCCCAGATCCAGTCGTCCGGGCGGCTCATGGGCGGCGACCTGACCTGGATGGGTCAGATGGGCATCAACGCGGCCAAGCTGCTCGCTTCGGAGTTCGGTACCACCGAGGCGGCCATCCGCGACATGGCCACCCGGGGACTGCTCACCGCGGAGAAGGCAATCCCTGCGCTGGTCAACGCCATGGGCGACGCCTTCGGAGGGGCGGCTGCCGGCGTCAAGGAGACGATGACCGGCGCCGTTGACCGTATCCGCGGCGCCTTCCGTGACATCAGCTCGAAGATCCTGGAGCCGTTCGTCAAGAAGGGCGGCGGCGGACTCATGGTGGAATGGGCCAACACGGTCGCGGACGTTCTGCGCAGGCTGGAGAAGACGGTCGTCCCCCTCCTGGCCATCGCCTTCGGCCGCCTGGCCGAGCCGATCGACCGTGTCTTCAAGGCGGTCGACAACGTCGTCCGCGGGTTCGACGCCTTCGGTGAAGCTGGGGCGGCGGCCCAGTTGGAACAGTTGCATCCGGCGCTCGTCGGGATCGCGGACGCACTAGATCCGGCCAAGTTCATCGAGTTCCTCACTGAGGCGAAGAATCTGGCGCCTGTCCTGGCTCCCCTAGTGGCGATGCTCGGTGCCCTCGGCGGCGGTTCGCTCCTCGGCCAGTTGCCGATCATCGGCGGCGTGTTTCAGGGCATGGCCGGGCCGATCGGCCTTCTGGTGACAGGCTTCGGCGCCCTCGTGGCGTCGTCGCCGAAGGTCCGAGGTGCGCTCTTGGACGTCGGGGCTGACCTGTTCGACACGATCGGCGACCTGGCGTCGAGCATCATGCCGTTGCTCCAGTCCCTCGCCCCGGCGATGGAGTCGGTGGCCACGAGCATCGTCCGGATCGTCGGCGGCGCCCTGGAGCAGATCCTCCCGGTGATCGGCACGGTCGTCGAGTCCCTGGCTCCGGTCATCACCCGACTCGCGGACGCCGTTCTGCCGGTCATCCTTCAGTTGGCCGGCGCGTTCACCGGGATCATCGAGGTCGTTGGTCCGAGCCTGACCCGTCTGTTCGAGGTGCTGGCCGACTCGATCGGCGGAATCGCTGGTGCCCTCGGCCCGGTCATCGAGGCCGTGGGTTCCGGGCTCGGCGCGGTGATCGGGGCGTTGGTCAACAGCCTGGCGACCGTTCTGGACGTTCTCGGCCCGGCGCTGGAGTCGGTCTTCGGTGCCCTCGGCCCACTCATCGAGACCATGGGTCAGTCCCTCGCGTCCGTCTTCGGTCTCCTCGGGCCCATCGTCGCGGACCTGATCGGACGCCTGGGTCCCGTCATCGCGGACCTACTCGGGGCCATCGGCCCGGTGATCGAGCAGGTCGCCACGATGCTGGGGCCGGTCATGGCCACGATCGGTGAGGTCTTCGCCTCGCTTGCCGAAACGATCGGCCCTGTCCTGACGGACTTGATCGGCACCATCGGCCCGGTCCTGGGTCAGATCATCGCCGCCGTTGTCCCCGTGATCGGCGCGCTGGCCGAGGCCATCGGCCCGGTGCTGGAGGCCCTGGGGCCGGTGCTGGGCACCCTCGCCGAGCAGATCGGCGCCATCTTCGTAGCGCTGGCGCCGGTCATCTCCGATGTCCTCGGAGCCCTGGGGCCGGTCATCGCAACGCTGGCCGAGGCCCTTGGCCCGATCTTGGAGTTGGTCGGCGGCGCCATCGTGTCGCTGGTGGAAACACTCGGCCCGGTCATCGTGTCCCTGGCCGAGGGGCTCGGTCCGGTCATTGAAGTCATCGCTGGTGTCATCTCCAGGCTGGTTGAGGCGCTCGGTCCGATCCTCGAAGAACTCATGCCGGTGATCGGCGATATGGCCGAGATCCTCGGGGCGGCGATCCTGTCCGTGCTGCAAGCCCTGGCCCCAGCTCTCCTGCGAATCGTTGACGCGATCGCTCCCCTCCTCACACCGGAGACAATCCAGGCGCTCCTCGGTCTCGTCTCGCCGTGGCTGCTGCTGCTGCCGGTCCTGGAGCCTCTAGGGCGAGTGTTCGGGTTGCTGGCCGAGCGGGTCGGGACGGTCGTGGTCGGTCTGGTGGAGAAACTCGGCCCGGTGATCCCGGTCATAGCGGACGCGGTCATCATGCTGGTGGAGGCTTTGGGGGAGGGTCTAGCCGAGGTCCTCACGGCGCTGTTCGAGGCGACCGAACCGCTGATCCCGGTCCTGATCGACGTGGCAGACATTTTCGCGGGCGTCCTCATTGACGTCCTCAGGGATATCACCCCGATCCTCGGTGACGTGGTGTCGGCGCTGGGCGACGGCCTGGTCAGGGTGATCGAGGCCATCGCCCCGTCACTCCCTCAGTTGGGTGCCGCGTTCGGCGCCATCGCCTTGGCCCTTGGCGACCTGCTCATCGCCCTGGTACCCATAATCCCTCCCCTCGTCGACCTGGCCCTGATGCTTGTCGAGAAGCTCGGCGTCCCCTTCCTGCTCCTCCTCGCCAAGGTGTTCGTGGCGCTGGCCACGGCCCTCGCCAAGATCGTGCCGCCCATTGCGGAGATCCTGGCCGCCGGCCTCGGTGACATCGTTGAGTTCTGGGTTGACCTGGTCGAGGCGCTCTCGCGCGGTGACATCGGCGGAATGCTGGAAGTCATCGGTGAGCAGTTCAGCCAGGTCGGCGGCCTGATCGTCCAGGCGCTCGGAGCGGCCATCAAGGCAATCTTCCGCTGGGTGTCAGACCACCAAGAAGAGATCAGGGACAAGTTCACCGAATGGGCGGGGGCGGCGCTGAGTTGGCTCGGCGACATGATCGGGAAGATCCCGGGCCTCCTGCTCAGCCTGCTCGGCGCCATCGGTCGTTGGGCGATCGAGCACAAGGCCGACGTCGCCATGAAGTTCGCCGAGTGGGGCGGCAAGGCCCTCAGTTGGGTTGGCGACGCCGTCCTCTCCATTCCGGCCCGGCTCGCAGCACTGGTCAGCGCCATAGCGGCCTGGGCAGTGACCGCCGGGCCGCAGATCGCCTTGAGTGTGGCCGGTTTCGTCGGGTCTGTCCTGTCCTGGATCGGTGGAGCCATTCTGGCCGCACCCGGCAAGTTGGCGGAACTTGGTGGGGCGATCATCGGATGGGTGACGGGTCTCCCCGGGCAGTTGGCCACGGCCGCCGGCGACATCTTCGCGTTCCTGTGGACGAACGCCCAAGCTGGCGTCGACCTCGCGGTCGCGTTCTTCACCGGCCTCCCCGGCCGGCTCCTCGCACTCCTAACGACCATCGGAGATGCTGCGCTGGATCTGGGGGAGGAGCTGATCTCGAAGATCGTTGAGGGGATCACAACCCTCGCTGGCGTGGTCGAGGATTTTGGCAGAAACATCGCCAACGGGATCATCGGGTTCATCAACGACAACATCATCGGCAAGATCAACAACGCCATCGACGACGTGAAGCTCGAGGTCGCTGGCGTCACCGTCTTCGACGGCCCGAAGGACTTCCTGCCCACGATCCCTGAGCTGGCACGAGGCGCTCTGATCCAGCCCAGTCGCGGTGGCACGCTCGCCCGACTGGCGGAGGCCGGCTATCCGGAGGTGGCCATCCCGATCAACCCATCGCTCGCTGGCCGACGTCGCGCCCAGGACCTGGCCGATGAGTCCGGACTGTCATCGCTGCTCGGCGCGTCGTCTGGCGACGGCGGCATCCACATCGACAACCTCGTCGTCCAAGGCGGTTCGGGTGGCAGGCTGGGCGCCATGGAGGTCCTCCGTCAGATCCAGCGCCGCCGGTTCCTCGGGAGGGTCGCCTGATGGCTGACTGTGGAACGAGGATCAACTGGTCCGATTCGATGGTCGCCGGGTCGCTCACCATCGACGGGGTGCTCCTGCACCGGCCGGCCTTCGCCGTACTGGACGTCCGCCCTCTGTGGACGGGCCCGACGGTCCGCGGCGCCGACCTGGAGATCCCCGGCTGGCCCGGTGTTGTGTCGATGCCCCGCCGAGCGACGGCCCGGTCCGTGTCTCTGCCAATGCTGATCGAGGGTCGCGTCGACCCTGCTGGGAATCCCTACGACAATCCCCTCGAAGGACTGCTGCTCAACATCGAGTGGCTCCGTACCTACGTGACAGGTCCGACGTACCTCACGGACGGCACCCGTTACGCCGTGTTGTCGATCCCCGGCGGCGGCGGAACCCGAGAGGGGTACGTCACGGTTGAAGGATTGGAGGTTGGCGGCGGTCCGGTCGGCATGGGGTTCGCCGTCCTCGACCTGACATTGCCGAACGGGACGCTGTCGCTGACGACGACCGGCCCGCCTCCGGGCCCCGACCCCGACCCCGACCCCGACCCGCCACCCGGGTCGACCCTGTTCGGCGTGAACCTGATCGGAGGATCGTTCCCGGCGACGTACGCGTTCGAGGACGTCGCCAACTTCCCGACCGGGATCATCCTCGGCGGCACGACCGGTACGGCCGGCCGGATGCAGTGTTTGCGGATCTTCGGCGGCGCGTCGAACAACACGGCGCTCGCCGATCGAGCCATGAACGCCCGGTCGGGGTCGCCGACCGGGTTCCAGAACGATACGCCGATCATGCTGTCATGCACGTTCGCCAGCGACCCCGCCACCACCGACGCAACGTTGATCGCGTACCTTCAGGCGGTTCAGGCGATAGCCGTTCGCCGGGCACCCGGCACGCCTTTCTACCTGGCGATGGACCCTGAGCCTGACCGGACTGACCGGTCCTACACGCCAGCGGAGTTCGCCACAATGCTCGGCCGGATCACGACCCTCGCAGCCACCCATGCTCCGGACGTAACGTGGGTCCTCAACCTCACCGGCTACCTATTCTCGTCGCGAATCGGTGACTTCTGGCCTGCCTGCTCCGGCATGTTCGACGTGCTCGCCGTCGACCCGTACTGGCAGTACGGAGTGGACAGCTCCGGCACCGAGGCGTCCGTCGGTGACGCACACGCCTTCGCGGCCGCCAACAGTCTGCGGTTCGCGATCGGCGAGTGGGGGGTCGAGCGGTCGAAGGGCCCATCCGGCATCGGTGACCCGACCAATCAGGGGGAGTGGGTCGCCCATGTCGTGGACTTCTTCCGGTCGTTCTCGTCGCCGTCGATCGAGATTGCCTCGTACTTCGAGTCCGGCGAATGCCGACTCATCCCTGACGGGTATGCGGACGAGTACGGCGAGGCGGTCCGGTTGTGAGTCGGATGGTCATTTTCGGGATCCAGGGTGCGGGCGACCAGCACGTCGTGTTCGCCATCGCCGAGAAGGGCGGCAAGTACCAGTTGCAGCGCGAGTCCGGCGTTGACGGCGTGTTCCCGGACAACATCGCCGGAATGATGTCCGAAGCCTGGTCGGTCCTCGACTCATCCTGCGACTGCACCCGCTACCGGTTGAAGATCTACACGCCAGCGGAGGCGCAGGCCGCACGTCTGTCCGAGGAGACTCTGTACGAGGCTCTGGCGAGGCTCGCGTGACCCAAGTCCAGGGGCCGTTCGAGGTCACCCTGACGGAGACGTTCACCGGCGCCGGGTCGCATGGGCCGATCCCGATTGAGCCGACCGTCACCCAACTGGTCGACCTGACGATGACCGGTGGCACGAACTGTTACGCGTCGCCCGCCGACTCCTTCATCCTCGGCACGCAGCGGGCACGTCTCACCGCTCCGTTGGCGACGGTTCCGCTCGGGACGACTGAGATCTCGTTCGTCCTCGGCGGCGACCCTGCCTCTCTGACTGCGGGCGGCAGTAACGGTGGTGGAGGGGCGCCGGGCGAATCCGGCACCGGTGACCCTGATTCCCCGTACCAGTCCGGTGGTGCCGGTGGTGGTTGCTCCGAGATGTGGGTCAACGGCGTGCTCCACGCCGTTGCTCCCGGCTTGGGGGGCGGCGTGTGGAACAGCGTTCCCGGTGGCTTCACAGGAGGCCAGGCACCGCTGGCGGTCGGGTTCGACTCCTTCACTGTCCCCGATCCGCCACCCGGCTCCGGCGATGACCCGAGGGTCGTCCTCGTCTCTGGCGACGGATTCGGTGGGGCTGTCGGTGGCGGCAAGGTCGGCGGTGACGGTACGACCGAATCGTGGACGGTCGAAAACGCCGGAGGGGACCCGTTCACCTACGATGTCCACAGTGCCGGTGGTGGCGGTGGGTACGGGGGTGGCGCCAGCGGCTCCTTCGACCCGTTCCAGCCACCGGTGCTCGGTCTGGACGAGTACTTGTTCGGGAGGGAAGGACGACACGGCGGCGTACTGTTCCCTACGTCCAGCGCGCCCGAGACGAACGCAGTGGGCGCTGGCGACGCCAGTGACCCCGTGTCCGCTTCTGTTGGCTGGCCAGCGACGTTCGCCTTCGAAGCACCCGATCAGATATGGCAGGGTGAGGAGTCCGGCGTGTTCTCGCTGGAGATGACCGCCTCGCAGCTCGCCTACCTCCAGAACGACCCCGATACGACGCTCCGTTGGCAGGTGTTCTGGTCTGCGACTCAGTCATCGCCCCCAGTTCTTGTCGAGGAACAGACGACCAGCACTCTGGACTCCTTCACCTTCACACCAGCGGTGCCGGGCATCTATGCAGTGAACCCCTACATCGACTCCCCCTTCGAGTTTCCCGAACTCGACTACGAGACGGGATTCGAGGAATGGGCTGAGGTCCGGTTCGGCTACGAGGTGGGGGTGATCCGACTGCGAGCTCACGACGATCCTCCCCCGAACCCGACCTGGACCGACTTGTCCGTCTGGTACTGGAATGACCTCTCCGGCGTCGTCGAGGTCTTCTCGCTGGACCGGCAGTCCGAGGGTTGCGAGCCCTGGATGGATCCCGAGTTCGTGTGGGCCGAAACCGAAGCCATCAAGCCGGGCTACTACTGGACGCTCCTCGTCACCGACGAGGAGGACGGCGGCCCCGGCTGGTCGGTCGGGTTCCTACGCTGGGGGAGGAGTGGCTCCCCCCTCGATTGCGGAGAAGGATGACGCATGGCCTCACTGACCTACACGACGGCCAAGGACAAACTGGCCGACGGCCTGTTCACCTGGGCGTCGCTCGACGTCCGGGCCATGCTGCTCGGTGGGTCGTACACCGCAGACGCCGCACACGACTTCGTGGACGACGTGGTGGCCCACGAACTGTCGGCCACCGGGTACGCGCGGCAGGCGCTGGTCGCATCGGCGCCCGCGGTCGACGGTGACGACGTCGAGTTCCCGGCCGGTGACGCCACGTTCCCCATCACGTCCTCCGGCGACACGGTGACCGGGCTCGTCCTCTACGCGCACGTGACCGACGACACCGATTCGTGGCTGATCTGCTGGACCGACGAGGTTGAGGGCCTGACGACCGGGGCCTCCGTGGTCGTGAAGTGGCAGGGCGGAGCGGTGAGGATCACGTGAGCTACGAGTCCGAGGTCACCGCCGACTCGCCGGTCGGGTTCTGGCCGCTCGACGGGACGACCATCGAGGACGTCGCCGGCACGAACGACGGCACGGCTTCAGGGACCGTCACCTACCAGCAGACCGGCCCGTTCGGTGAACTCGCCCTCCAGTTCGACTCGACGTTCGGCGCGTCGAGCCTGTCGCTGCCGTGCGCCGACTGGCTCGGCGGCACCGGTCAGATGACGATCGAGTTCTGGACCGACGGGCTGGCGCAGGTAGCCAACACCGGCGCCGGCGCCGGTGCGGCCCGCATCGTGGTCCCCGGACTTGATCCGATCTTCGTAGCGGCTGGCACGGCGGCCAGCGACGGCTACGACGACTCGTTCCACGGGTGGACGTTCTTCTCGGCCACGCTCGACATCGCCAACGGCGCGGTCGACCTCCGCGTGAACGGACGCGATGTTCCCGCATCGTCATCCACGGCCGGCACGACGTCGCCGACGTTCCCGAACACGCAGCCGTTCACCGTCTACTGCGACGGGTCGATGTACGGGCTCGCCATGTTCGACGAGATCGTCTCGATCACCCGGCGCGACGCCCACTTCCGGGGCCTGGTCCCGGCTGGGACGTTCCTCGTGTCGCCCGCCGAGTTCGAGATGGCCGCCGGCACAGCAGAGGTCGACTCCGGGCTGGCCTCGCCCGATGTCACCGTCGGCCCGGCCGACAGGCCTGACGTCGTCCCTGGCCCGATGGCCGTGGCTGACCCGACGGCGGTCCGCCCTCAGGCGATCGCATCCGGTCAGGTCGTCCCTGGCCCCGTGCCGCCCGTTGTCGTGACTGGCCCGATCAAGCCGTTCCCGGTCGGTTCCGGTCAGGTTGTCCCCGGGCCGTGGTTCCCGGCTGATCCGCCTCCCCCGACTGGCGGCATCCCGGCCGGGCCGCCTCGGTTCACCGGTACGTTCACCGTAAACGGTGGTTCGGTGCGGGCGATCCAGGCGGACTGCCAGGCCGTCGTGAACGGGCCCGGCTCCGGGTCCGTGACGGCGCTCCCGTCCGAGGCCCCGTCGCTCGGGTCCGACGTGTCGTTTGAGGTGATGGGCCGGACCGTGTTCACCGGGATCGTGACCGAGTACGAGGACACCGAGGTGGCCGCGGGTGAGGAGTCCGAGCAGCTCGTCCGCGTCGGGTGCGAGGGGTCGATCATCGAGTGGGCGGACACGCTCGTCCGCCCCGATCTGTTCCTCCCGCCGCTCCGCATCCGGCAGCCCACGCAGGACGTCCGCCACTTCGACTACCGCGAGAACGGGATCGAGACCTGGGTCGGTGCCGACGTCGGTGGTGGTTCATCGACGTCGCAGCATCCCGTCACGATCGCCAACGACGAGGATTGCGACCTGCCCGACGTCTGGCCGGACGGGAACGCTCGATGGATGTGGACGTCGGCCCCGGCCGGTGGCGCCGGTGGGCATGTCCTGTTCCGGGCCGCGACACCCGAAGGCGCCGACGTCGACCCCGCGGAGGCGCAACGCTCCCACTTCGTCCAGTTCTGGCTCGTCGCTTCCGGGTACGCCGAGCTGTGGGTGAACGGAGTCCAGATCGCCACGGCCGACACGCCCGGGACCGCCGTGCGGGTCGAGGTCCCCACGACCGGCCACTCGCATCTCGTCGTCATCCGCGCCTGGGGGAACGGGAAGCCAGGCGGCGTCCTGTTCACTGCGCTGCCTCGCCTCGACACCGGTGGCTACGGGCCGACGCTCCTCAACAGCCGGTCCGGGTGGTGGGCGGCACCGCTGGAGAACCTCCTCGCGTTCTCGCCCGGCGCCGTCCTCCAGAAGCTCCGCTACGAGGCCGGCCGGGCCGGGACGGCGATGGCCGGGTGGTCGTTCGCGTTCGACGGTGAGGTCGACTCCAACGGTCAGCCGTGGGATCGGTCGACGATCGTGTCCCTCGACGTCGGCATGACCTGCCTCGATGTCCTGAACCGTCTTGCCGAGAACCTCGTCGACTGGGCCGTGACGCCCGGCGCCCGTGAGCTTCGCATGTGGCGCAAGCCGACATCGGCGTCCGAACCGTCTACGCCATGGTCGGCCGGTGGCCGCGACCTACTGTCCCGTGTGGAGAGAACCACGAGATGAGCCGCACGGGACCCCGCACCACCTACTCGGCCGTCATGGCCCGCTGGCGCGACGGCTACGTGTACGTCAAGTCGGCCGGCGCCGGCACCATCCGGGAGTTGTACCTGGAACTGCCGAACCTGTCGACCTTCGAGGAGGCGACGGCGGTCGCCGAGTCGTACCTGGACCTGCGGGCCGCGCACCACCGGACCGTCGCGCTGACCGGCGCCGTCCTCAACGACTCGCACGTCCCCGGCGTCGGGATGCTCGGCGGCTCGTTCGCCGGGTACGCGGTGGCGATGGACGAGGACGGCCAGGCGACGGTGACGCCGGAGATGGTCGACCCGCTCGACGTGGCTGCCGCGGCGTTCGAGCGTCGGATCAACCACGCGTCGATCGGCCTGTCGAACGCGCTGACGGCGCCGAACGTGAACCGTCAGGACACGGGCTCCCAGGTCGACACGACGCCTCCGCCGTTCTCGCTCGACGGTCCGGTCAAGAAGTCGACGTCGGTGCCGTGGGACTCGCCGAAGTGGTTCCAGGCCGCGTTCCTCGAACTGGCGTTGGAGACGCCCGGCGACGACCCGGTGACCGTGCGGGTCAACCGCCGACGGTTCCGGGGCGGCGGGTCGACGTCCGAACTCGACGGCCCGTCCGGGTCGATCATGGCCACGCTCGCTCTCCCGTCCGGTGAGGAGCGGATCATCGGCCCGTGCATCGCCATGTTCCGGCCGACAGATCGCATGACGATCGAGGTCGTGGACGACGTCGAGTCGGCCGAGAAGCTTACGGTCACCGTCCGCGGCGCGATGGTCTGATCCAGGGGGTCTACTACCCTTCGGTACGTGCAGTTGGCTCGCGGGCTGCGAGGGGCGGTTGCGTGGAGTGCCCCCCCCCTCGCAGCCCGTCCGCTGCTTGTGGCAGACTGGGCGGCGATGGCGAACACCCTGTACCCCGTGGCCCGCTCAGCGTTCCTGACGGCCGATCTCGACTGGGTCGCCGACGCCATGACCGTCGCCCTGCTCAGTTCGGCCTACACCTACAACTCGGCTCACACCACGTCCGGGTCGCTGACGGGCGTCCTCGACACCGAGACATTGGCCGGGAAGGCCGTCCTCGCCGACGGGGTGGCCGACGCCGACGACGTCACCACCATGGCCCCGGGGTCTGGGACAACGGTCCGGGCGGTCGTGATCTATCGGACATCTGACGGGATGCTCGTCTACTTCGCCGACACCCAGGACGACGGGACGGCGATCAACCGACCCGGCACCGGCGGGGCCATGTCGTTGCTCTGGTCGGCGTCAGCTAACCGGGTATTCCGTCTCTAAGTCGACGCCCTCGTCGGGGCCGCGTACCGGCGACCAGGTCACGAAGGGGCGAAGAGCGGCAGCCTCATACGCCTGAGGTATGTTGGCCGTCATGCCGCGTCATGACACTGAAGCCCGCCCTCTGGTCCTCGGTCGGCCGATTGAGGCCGAACCCTCCTCGGCGGTGGTGCTCGCCTTCGGTCTCGGCCACCGCAAGGGTGATGTCGTGTTCGTGACAGGCGACGGGGTCGATGCGGCTGTGGACCAGGGGTTCATTCGACTGCTGGACGATGGGCCGACTAGTCCCGCGCCTACCCCGTCGCCGCCGGCCACGCCAACCCCAACGGCCGAGAGCCGACCATCCACCACCCCATATCCCGCGGACGAACTGGCCCCGCAGGATGACGGCGGGGCTGGGGCCCCCGAGGCTCCTCCGGCTGATGAGGTTCCTCCGGCGAGTCCCAGTCCCGTGGCGCCGTCGGACCCCGAAGGTTCGGACGTCGACCTCGAAGCCCTGACGGGAGACGAGTTGCGAGCCCTGGCCAAGAGTAGGGGCGTGGCCGTGCGCGGCAGCAAGACGGCGATACTCGAACGGCTCCAGTCCCCCTCAACCGAAGGAGGGTCCTGATGGGTTGCAGACCATGCCAGGCGAAGGCCGCCGCTCGCGCCGCGGCAAGAGAGGCCGGCGGCCCCCCGCCCGTCGCCACCTACTCGCTCACGGTCGATGGTGTCGAAACGACCTACGACACCTTGATCGCAGCCCGAGTGGCCAAGCGGGACGCCGGTGGAGGCACCATCCGCGCCATCCGCGCCTGACGATCTCTGCGAGAGATGTCGCGACGTGTCCGCGGCAGCGGGTATGGTGTGCCTAGGTCGACTTTGGTCGGTTGACCCAGGAGCCGCCGATCAAGGCCCCCGCTATTCCCCCTTCCTTGGGGCGTGAGGGTCTCGGCGGCTCCGCCGCGTCCGGCCGGACTCCGCGGATCAGTGTCGTACCCCTCGATTAGTATGGGTGGCATGACCACCTCATCCAAGGAAGGCGTGCCGGATCGCCTCGGTCCGGCACCGTCAGCACCCCTCGACCGCGTCGAATGGCGGGTTGACTCCGAGCCCTACGAGCGTGACGGGCGGTTCTCGTGCCGTTACGTGCCGCACCTGAATGCTGCGATCATCGCCGACCTGTTCGACTCCTGGGTCGGCCCTGGCGGCTGGTCGGACGAATACAAGGCCGGCGAGATCGAAGGCCACTTCGTGCTCTACTGCCGGATCGCGGTCGAGGTGCGGCCGGGGGAGTGGGTGAGCCGAACGGACGTCGGTCGCCCGTCCGAGTTCGAGTCGGCCAAGGGTGCCGTGTCAGACGCGTTCAAGCGGGCGGCGTGCCTCAAGTGGGGCGTCGGCCGTAATGTCTACATGCTGCCGACCCTGTGGGCAGCATGCAAGAAGAACGCGAAGGGCAAGGCCATCCCCTTCGACGGTGTGACCCAGGCCGAACTCATCCGCAAACTCAAGGAGTTGGGCTACGCCGACGCCGACGCCGCCACAACGGGCGACGAGGGCCCTGACGGCTCGGCCACCGACCGTGAGACCGAGCCGGTATCCGATGCGTCATCCGACGACCCGATGGCGCAACTGAACGCCCTCGGCCTGCGTGGTCCGAAGCTGTCGGAGGTTCGCCGGGCGCTCAAGGAGGTTGAGGTGCCATGGCCCCCTCGGAACCTCACCGACGAGCAACGAGCCGCCTTTCAGGCGGTCCTGAACGGGGTCGCGGCGTGATGCACACCCAGGACGACGAGATCGGCCGACAGGAGTACCTCAACTACACCGGGCCCTCGTCCCCGGTGGTCATCACCGGCTCGGGGTAGGTTGGGTCGCCACGGTGCACCCCGTGACGAACCGCCCGCCGCCCCGGTCTCCGGGGCCGGCGACTTCCGCGACCCCCCCGACGGGGTCTCGTCCACCTTCGCCATCATGGCGGACCTTCTCGGCCAAACGGCAGAACCGTGGCGTGCCAAGGCTGGCTGTGCGTCCCCGGACGTTGACCGGCGCTGGTTCTACCCGGCCCGCGGCGACATGGTCGCGGTGGCGGCTGCGAAGGCCGTCTGCTGGGCCTGTCCGGTCACGGCCGAGTGCCTCGACTACGCGTTATCGCGTCCCGAGATCCACGGCATATGGGGCGGCCTGGGCGCCCGCGAACGCCGCGGCCTCCGGGCCGTATCCGAGGAACCATGACTGAGGGACTCCCCCCTCCGAGGCAGCCGCTTCGACGAGCCGCGCCCCTGAGCCGTAGGACCCCCCTGGCCCGGTCGAGGCTTCGCAGCTCCGGCCCGTCCAGGGCGAAGCCGCTCGCGGCGAGATCGGACGCTCGTCGTCAGGCCATGACGGTGCGTGCACCGAAGGTGCGGGCCCTGGCCACCGGCGAACGCTGCGGCATCTGCGCCCTCCTCGACTCGGCGCAGGTCCCCCACCCTCGATGCCCCGGCGTCCAAGGTCTCCATGAGCGTCGCAAGGCAGGCAGTGGCGGAAGTCGTGTGAATGAGGCTAATCTCATTCCGGCCTGCAACTGGTCCAATGAGTGGGTCGAAGACCGACCTCGTCTCGTCCGGGAACTGTTCGGCGACCGCCTGGTCGTCAGGGAGGGCGACCCCGAATGGGAAGCCCTCGGCAAGCGCAACGACCGCATGGCCGAGGTGGCCGAGGCCACCGGCGAGGCCATCATCGAGGGCCGGGCGCCGGACCGGCGCTGCTGAACCGAACGGGTCACCGCGGCCCGTCCATCCGCGGTGACCCGTTCGGCCCATCGGGGGCTCTCGTGGTATAATGACTATATGTCATCGACCGCCCCGACCAGGCGACCCGCCACCAAGGAAGGACCCTGCATCGTGCAGAGCGAAGATTCCCCCCGCCTGATTCCGGTCCACGAGATCGAGCCGGAATGCAACGACCGTCGCATAGCCGAGGACGGCACCGGCGCTGGCGACATCGAAGGGCTGGCTGCCTCGATCATCCGCCACGGCCTGATCCAGCCCATCACCGTCCGCCCGAAGCCTGACGGCACCGGCTTCTTTCTGATCGCCGCTGGCGGGCACACCTCGCCGCCGGCCTCGCCGAGATCCGGGCCTTCGTCGTCGACTCGGACGATCGGGACGCCTCGGCCGTCATGCTGATCGAGAACCTCCAGCGCTCCGACCTCAACCCGATGGACGAGGCCAATGCCTACCAGTCAAGGATGGATCGCTTCGGCCTCACGGTCGAGGAGTTGGCCGAATGGGCTGGCGTGGCGCCCTTCCGAATCCAGTGGCGCCTCGCTCTGATGAACCTCCGCCCAGAAGCCCAGAAGCTCGTAGCGGATGGGGCCCTGTCCCCCGGGTACGCCCGCCTCATGGCGGATCTTGACCCCGACCGCCAGGCGCTGGCCCTCAAGGCCCTGGCTCACGACTCACTCACCGAAGCAGACATGAAGGCCCTCTGCGCCCGTCTGCTGGCCGAACAGAACACCCAGCCGCTGTTCAACGACTCGTCGTTCCTCCAGTTGGAGGAGTACGTCGCTGACGCCCGCGGCGCGGCCGCCAAGTCCAGCCCCAAGGCGCAGCTCGCCCGACTGCTGACTGCGCTTGAGTCCGAACGGGATCGCCTGCCCGAGGCCGTGCTCGGAGTCATGGGCGAGATGGCCGCCTGACGCGTTACGATCACTCATCGTGCCGCCCCGCAAGAAGGCTTCCGATCCGGTTGGCCAAACCCGCAACGACCCGGCAAGCCAGACGTATGAACTCGTGCCGCCGAACGCCTTGGAGGCGCACCCCGACAACCCTCGCGTCCATGACCTGGACGCCATCCGCGAGTCCATTCGAGTCAACGGGTTCGCCGGCGCCCTGATCGCGCAGAAGTCGACCAGTCGGATCATCGCCGGCCACGGCCGATGGCTGGCGGCCCAAGATCTCGGACTGGCCTCGGTCCCGGTCGTGTTCCTCGACGTCGATGATGACCGAGCCCTTCGCATCCTGCTCGCGGATAACGAGGCGGACCTGTCCTCGTCGGAAGCCGGTCTGGAGGGAACGCTGTTCGAGGTCGACCTGTCCGAGTTCGCCGAACCGGCGCCGAAGGTCGACGACGTCGCGCTGACAACCGTGAGTCGTGGGCACTTCCTCGTGTCTTTTCCCTTGGACCTGTGGGACCAGGTGGCTACGATCATTGATCAGCTCCCGCCCGGCGCCGACGTCCGTTCCACGGCCAACGGATGAGCCGACGCCAGCACCTCTCACGCCGAATGCTGGTGGCCAAGGCGGCCTTGCGTGCCGCTTGCCTGCCGGACAAGGACGCCGTGCGCGTGCTGGACGCCTACGCCGGCGAACACGACCTGTGGGATCTCGTGGCGGATGTCCGCCCTGACGTCAACCTGAGCGTCCTGCATGTCGAATCGCGCCGCGGCGTGCACCGCGCCAACCTCGTCCTCGACAACGAGCGGGCTCTGGCGTCCCTGGATCTGGGGTCCTTCGACCTGATCGACTTGGACGCCTGGGGTGTTCCCGCCGCTCAGATGCACGCCGTGGCCCAGTCCGACTTCGCCGGCCCGGTTACCTGGACGGCCATCCTCGTCGGCATGGGCGCCGTGCCGTCAGCGGTGATTGGCGCATCTGGCGTCCCCGCCGAATGGCGCAAGGAAGCCGCGTCACTCTGGTCCAAAGTCCACCACCGACCAATGTGGATCGAGTACCTCGGCACCCTCGGATGGGAGCGATCGCTCGTCATGGCAACCGATGGTCTCCATCTCTACGGCGCCGTCGGGGTGGACGCCTGGTCGGAGGACCGATACCTGGACCTGTACCGCCAGATCCAGTCCTCATCGGTGCTCGCCCGCATCCTCGCCAGATCCTGATGTCGTACGACTCGCTATACTCACCACTATGAAGGACTCAAAAATCAGATGGACCGATGACACCTGGAACGCCGTAACCGGCTGCGAAGAAATATCACCCGGTTGTGACAACTGCTATGCAAGAGTCATCGCCGAGAAGTTCCGCGGTACGGCCTTCCCTCGCGGCTTCGAGCCGCACTACAAGCCGCACAAGCTCGATGAGCCCCGCAGGAAGCGCGCCCCCTCCCGGTTCTTCGTCAACAGCCTCTCGGACATGCACCTCCCCGCGTGGACCACCGACCAGATCGACTCCATGTACGACGTCATGGCCGAAACCCCGAAGCACGACTTCCTGGTCCTCACCAAGCGCCCCCAGCGCATGGCCTCCTACTTCCTCGGCACCGCAGACCAGCCCGGCTGGCTGGAGCGTCGGGGTCTCGATGCCGTCCCGCCCCAGATCTGGCTCGGCACGACGATCGAACTCGACAAGTACGCCTTCCGGGCCGACCACCTCCGCCGCATCCCGGCCACGGTCCGGTTCGTCTCGGCCGAACCGCTGCTCGGCCCGCTGCCGTCGCTCGACCTCAACGGCATCTCCTGGGTCATCGTCGGCGGCGAATCCGGGAACAACAGCTCCAACTTCCGACCCATGGACCTCGCCTGGGCAACCGACCTCTGGCATCGTTGCCAGGCCGCCGGCGTCGCCTTCTTCGGCAAGCAGGACTCCGGCCGCCGCACCGAACTGAACCCCGGGTTCCTCGGTGAACTGGTCGAGGAGTTCCCGTTCGACCATCCGGTGACCCACTCGGGCGATCGCCAACTCGGAGTCTGGCCCTTCGCCCACCGCCCCACGGCCGTGACCATCCCCGCCTAGACCCCCCGCCCCGGGGGTTTGGGCGGCATCGTCAATGACCGACCCAAAGGGACCACTACGGCGACAACCTCGCTCACGCCCTGGTCTACCAAGGGTTCGCCACCGAACAAGAGGCTTCGGCCTTCGCCGCGCACGTCACCCCCACCACCTTCACCGCCGGGACCACCTACCAAGCCGGACACTCCTTCACCTGGACCTTCACCGTCGTCAAGCGGATCGCCAAGTTCCTGACCCTGGTGGACGAGTGGGGCGGGCATCCCCTCGGCCGCTACAGCCTGGCCCCGGTCATCTCCGCCGACCGCCCCTGGCAGGCCTGAGACCCCTCCCCTTTTGCAGTCATTCCACGAGTCCCGTCATGACGGCCTAGGATGCGCGTCATGCGCCCCGTTGATGGCCGATACGACGAATCGACGCCTGGCACATCACCCGAAGGTGGGCCGAACTGGCGCCTGACGGCGGGTAGAAAGAGGCGGCTGTTGGAGGCCGTCCGCGCTGGCAACTACGTGTCGGTGGCGGCCCGCTACGCGGGGATCTCCCCCAAGACGTTCCACAACTACATGAAGAAGGGCCGCGAGCTGCACCAGCAGGCCATTGACGAGGGGATCCTCACTCCCGACCTCGTTGAGGATGCCCTTGAGCGCGGGGAACTCCTGGCCACCACGGGTGGGCCCAATCCGATCGGGGAGTTGCTCCGTGCTGCCGGATGGCCCGAGATCCATGTCCTACTCGTCGAGTTGTTCGATGAGCTCGGTGCAGCCGAGGCCGCGGCTGAGGTTCGGCTGGTTGGCCTGATCTCGAAGGCGGCCGTCGAGGACCATCGTGCTGCTATGGCTATCCTCTCCCGGCGCTGGAAGAAGCGCTGGGCTGACGCGTCACGAACTGAGGTCACCGGCCCTGACGGAGGCCCGGTGCGCGTTGATTCCCCCCTGGCGGCGGCCCTGGCCAACCCGGCGGTCATGGCGCAGTTGCAGGACGTGGCGCATTCGATCGAGGACTCGATCGAAGGCATGACCGACAGCGGTCGGCCCGACGCTGCATCAACCGCCGAGAAGTAGGGCGCATCCCCCACCGTGAGTCTGGCGGAGGCCCTCGGGTCCGAGGCGTGGAGGGCCATGCCGGACACGATGGCCCGACACCTCACCCCGAACTGGACGGCCCCGCGGCACATCCGCCTCATCTCCCGCCTGCTCTACCTTTCCACCGTCGGGGTCTTCCGACGGGTTGGTGTGTCCCTTCCGCCGGGACACGCCAAGCTGGTGGAGGTTGACACCCCGGTCCCCACCCCCGACGGATGGACGACAATGGGGGCGATCCGTGCCGACGACCTGGTGTTCGACGAGCGAGGTCAGCCATGTCGTGTGGTGGTGGCCCATCCCGTCCACGAGTTGGAGATGTGGCGGGTCCGGTTCTCCGACGGCTCCGAGATCCTCACCCACGACGAGCATCTTTGGGTGACGTCCACGAACCGGGAGGGTCGGAGGCTCAGCGACCGGCGGCGCAAGACGACCCATGAACCAAACCACGATTGGCCGGAGGACTGGGCTGTAGACGGCCGCTACAGCCAAGTGCGGACGACGGCGCAGATAGCCGCGACGCTCGACGAGCGGCACAGTGTTCCGACCACCCGACCGCTGGACCTGCCTGAGGCGGATCTGCCCCTCGACCCCTGGGTACTCGGCTACTGGCTGGGGAACGGCAGCACCGACGCCGGTGTCCTGTGCGCCGGCAGCCGTGACGGTGAGATGGACCACCCACACGTCACGGCCCGACTGGAGGCGGCCGGCTACAGCGTCGCTTGTCGAGAGATCCCCGACAGGGGACAGGCAACCTTCGGGGTCCGAGGCCTGAGCACCCACCTCCGGGCCCTCGGGGTACTCGGGAACAAGCACGTGCCATCCGGGTACCTGCGAGCCTCGGCGGCGCAGCGGCTCAACCTGCTCCGGGGCCTGATGGATTCCGACGGAACGTTCTCCAAGTCGCACCGGAACCTAGGACGGGTGTCGTTCTCGTCGACGCTGCCTGCCCTCCGTGATGCCGTCTTCGAGCTGTTCGCCGGCCTCGGCGCCAAGCCGACGGTCATCGAGGGTCGGGCTCGCCTCAACGGCAAAGACCACGGTCCGTACTGGCGGGTCGAGGCCTCTCCTCCGTTCCAGGTGTTCAGCCTCCCGCGCAAGGCCCGGCAGATGTCCGTCGCCCACCGTCAGGCCCGCAAGAACGTCACCCGCTACGTCGAGTCAGTGGAGCCCACCGGCGTCATCGGCCGGATGCGGTGCCTGACCGTCGACTCCAAGAGTGGCTGCTTCCTGGTGGGGCGGGCCATGATCCCGACCCACAACTCGACCACTTGCTCTCATTGGTTCCCGCTGTGGCAACTCGAACACTGGCCGGACCGGCGGCTGATCCTCGCGCAGTACGAGGCGACCTTGGCGGAGGAGTGGGGCAAGGCCGTTCGAGCGACGATCAACGACCATCCTGACGAACTCAGGGTCCGGCTCCGACAGGACAGCCAGGCGGCGAACCGATGGCGAACTGAGGAAGGCGGTGGCATGTGGACGGCGGGCACGAACGGTGCCATCACCGGCCGGCGCGCGTCAACGCTGCTGATCGACGATCCGCTCAAGAACTTCCAGGAGGCCCACTCGCCGACGATCCGGGAGGCGGTGTGGCGGTTCTACACGTCCACCGGCCGCACCCGCCTCCTGCCAGGCGGCTCGGTGGTGGTGGTGATGACCCGATGGCACGAGGACGACCTGATAGGCCGCATTGCCGCCACCGACGAGGACCGCGACCAGTGGGTCTTCGTTCGGCTACCGGCCATTGCCGAATGCGACGAAACGATCGTCGACGTGATCGGCGCCAGGGCCGTCCGACGCCTCACCGACCTGGGTCTGCCCGTTCCGTCGTGGCACCGAGCCGAGGGTGAGCCCCTGTGGCCCGAACTCACGCCCGGTGTCCCCTGGTACGACCTGGACGAGCTGAACGACGTCCGGGCCGAGGTTGGTGAGTATGTCTGGACCGGGCTGTACCAGCAGCGACCGTCAGCCTTGGAGGGGGAGTTGTTCCGACGTGACGCCTGGGCCAAGGTCCCGGCCGCACCCGCCAACCTGGACGTCGTCCGCCGCTGGGACTTCGCAGCCACCGAGAAGAAGCAGTCGGACTACACGGTCGGCGTCCTCATGGGTCGCTCGAAGGTCAAGGGCGACCGGCGGGTCTACGTGCTCGATGTTCGCCGCGACCGGATCGGCCCGGCCGGTGTCGAACGGCTGGTGCGTGCCACAGCCGAGGACGACCGGGAGGCCCACGGTTCCGTCCCCATTCGGATTGAGCGGGAGCCGGGCAGTTCCGGCGTTCACGTCGAGAACCACTACGTGACCGACGTCCTGGCGGGCTTCGACGTGGCGTTCGTCCCGGCGTCCGGCGACAAGGTCGTCCGGGCCATGCCTCTCTCAGCTCAGCAGACCGTCGGGAACGTGGCCCTGGTCAGCAACGCCGATGGATCGGCCCCCGGGTGGTGGCAGCCCTACATCGACGAGCTCGCAGCCTTCCCGAACGGCAACCATGACGATCAAGTCGACGCGTCGTCCGGCGCCTACGCGGACCTCCTCGCCCGGAGGAAGATTCAGCGGCGTGCGAGGGTGTCGTCCGTCGCTGGTCGGTCCATGCCGGGGTGAGTTGGGCTTCGTTCCCATCTGGTTTCCAATAGCCATCATTGGGTATACTTAGGTCGTGCCCGTGACCACCGTTTCCACCATTGAGCCCCGCACCTGGGACATCCCGACTGGCAACTTCGCCCGATTCGAGGCCAAGTTCGCCCGCCTCGCGCGCAAGGCCGCGAATCTCGGCTGCGAGGTCCCGACCTTCACGGTCGTCGGTACCTACGACCAGCCAGAACTGGACGAGGCTGGCCTGGCGACCGGCCGGGTCGTCACCTACAAGCAGGTGCAGGTCTTTGGCCAGGCTCCGACCTACGAGGGCTGGAAGATGTCGGCGGTCATCGACCGGACCACCCCCGGCGACCTCAACCTCGTTCACGCCCTCGACGCCGAGATCGACCCCGCCTGGTACACGCTCCCCGAACGCTGCGACCACTGCCACGTCGCCGGGAGGGGCCGGAAGCTCCTCGTGGTGGTGGATCACGAGGACGGCGATCGCAAGATCGTCGGCACGACGTGCCTCAAGGACTTCCTCGGCCACGTCGGCCCGGAGAACGTCGCTGCCGCGGCCACCTGGGTCGCCGACCTCTCCAACCTCGACGAGGAGTTCAGCGACCTCGCCCCTACCTACGAGTTCGGGTACTCGCTGCCCGGGTTCATGGCCTGGGTGGCCAAGGCGATCCGCGAGGAAGGGTGGGTGCCCAAGAGTCGGGCCGGTTACGGGGTCTCGGCCACCGCTGACGTTGCTCTCATGCTGCAGGACGACGCCCGCAACGCTGGCCCCGCCCACCCTGACGCCTGGCCCACCGACGCCGATCAAGCGAACGCCGACGCCGCCATCGCCTGGGCCCGCACCTTGGAGATCGGAGGCAACGATTACATCAACAACGTCGTCGCCGTCGTCGGGTGCGACGTGCTGAGCAAGCGTCACGTCGGGATCGCCGCCTCCATCATCCCCGCCTGGGAACGGGAGATGGGGCGTTTGGCCGAGCGGGAGGCTCGGACGAAGGCGGGGGCGGCGTCGCACCACTTCGGTGCGCCGGGCGAGCGACTGGAGGTGGCCGGGACAGTCACCATGACTCGCTACTTCGACTCGGACTTCGGCACTCGGGCGCTGGTCAAGATCGTGACCGACGGGGGCGACCTGGTCACCTGGTGGGCCTCGAACGCCAACAAGGCCCCGGTCAAGGGGGACCGGGTGGTCGGCAAGGCGACCGTCAAGAAGCACGAGGTCTACGAGGGACAGAAGTCCACCGTCATCACCCGCCCGGCCTTCACCATCAAGGAGTCAGCATGACCGACTACCGCCAATACACCCTCACCGGCGACGTACTAATCGACCGTCGAGCCTGGATCGTCGCCGGCCGACCCGCCGACCATCCCTACATCATCGACGCGCGACGACGCGTGGCCCAACACGAGACCGACCGGCGACTCGGCCGGCTCACCCCAGTGCAGCCGCTGGTGGTCTTCGCTTAGGTCCACCGGCGGGCGTCTGTGATTGGCCAAACTCGGGCGATGGCAGCCTACGAATCCTTCGCCGCTCGACCCCCCGGTTACTGGTGGAGGGTCTGGGAAGCCAAGCAGGGCAAGGCCCGATCCTTGGGCCGAGGCGCAGCGACCCTGGAAGTCAACCCTGGCGACTACGTCGCCGACCACGTCGACCCTGTCACCGGCGAACTGAGCAAGGAGCGTCAGGCACTCCACGATGACCTTATCCGTCAATCCCTGGAGGGATACGAACCAGCGCCTCCGGGGGAGCGGAACCTGAGGCTGCTGGCGGGCGGCGCCGCGTCTGGCAAGTCCAGTACGGATAAGTCAAAGGAGGAGGGCCGACTTGAGGTCAATCCCGACACCTTCAAAGAGATGCTGCCCGAGGTCATCGCGGCGAGGGCCTCCGGCGCCAAGGCTGACGGGGAGGATGGTTGGGCGGCTCGGTCCCATGAGGAATCCTCCTACCTGGCCAAGCGACTCGCTCGCGCCGCACTCGACCGAGGGATCACCTTCACCCGCGACGGCACCGGCAGCAAGGAGGCGGGAGAGATCTCGCTGATCGAAGCCGCCCGGGCCGAGGGCTACAGCATTGATACGAAGGTCTCGACCCTGCCGGTCGATATAGCGATCGAGCGAGCGACGGCACGCGCGAAGAAGACCGGGCGCGAAGTTCCGATGACCGCGCTCCGACTCGGCCATAGGGGTGTGTCACAAGTGCAGCCCAAGACCCTGCCCTTGGCCGACCGAGGGTGGGTGTATGACACGACTCGCAAGCCGCCGACCCTCGTGGCCGAGTACGTCAACGGCAAGCAGACGATCCACGACCAGGGGCTGTGGCAGGACTTCCTCGACAAGGGGAAGGCCCACATACCGAAGGCCTCGGCAGCCGCATCAGGACTCCGCCGCGCTCACCTGGCTGCCCGACTTGCCGGCTCGCCGTCCGGGGACTACAATGGGTATAGAGAGGAAGGAGGAAGTGTGACTGACTTCAGCATGGCCGAACTCAACAAGGTGATCCGGGCAGCAGTGCTGGGACAGCCTCGGCCCAAGACCAGCGTCCCCGACGATGTCGCTGAGGAGGCGGAGCGGGAGGTCGCTGAGATCCACGCCAGAGGCCACGTAGTCGACTTCATCGACTGAACTGACCGCTAGCCCGCAGACCACGGGCGACCACCAAGGAAGGGAGACCAGCATGAACGCTGGACCAAGCACCATGAAACGGCCCCGTGTCCGCGTTCTGGACAGGCACCGCTACGACGCCCGGCGCCTGTTCGACCGCTTCGACTCGACCTCGACCTGCGCGGTCGCGTTCGGCGTCGACGTCCGCACCATCCAACGGTGGGCGCTGAGCGGCTTCGACTGGATCCAGGCGGACGAACTGTGCGCCCGACTCGACCTCCATCCCGGCGCCATCTGGCCCGAGTGGTGGGATGCCGAGTTCGACGACGACGGCGAGCAGTTGGCGCTGGCGCTTCCGACCGTGGGTGCGGCATGACCCCGTCCGACGATCTCCTTCCAGCGGACTACGACCCGGCACGACCGACCGGCTGGGTCGTGCGCTCCGAGAAGGCGATCTCGGGCATCGACGGCACCGACCGGCTGCTTCTGGCGTGGTGGAAGGGTCACTCGTCACCGATCTGCACCTGGGTCTCGACCCTGCACGTAGACGCCGACCGCTACCCGCACCACCTGTGGGCTGCTCGGTACCGGACCCGGGCCGCGGCGGAGCACGCCATGAGAGCGATGGGGCTCCAGGCCCGGCCGGACGTGTCCGTGCAACGCCTCGCCGACGCCTTGGTCGAGGAGGGGTCGTGACGCAGAGGCCCGGCCCGGTCGACTATCGCCTAGGGCGATACGATCAGAACTCCCCGCTGCCGCTGACTACCGACGATCCGGCTCGACCGCGCCGGGTGACCCCAACCAAGGAAGGAACCCCAATGACCACCACCGACTCCGAGGCGACCCCGACGGCCACCCTCGTGCCCGACCTGGTCGACCTCCTCTCAACCGCCGTCGAGGGCGGCATCGGCTACTGGTGCCGCGTCGAGGACTACCGCTGGGACCCGGACCGTCACGCCACGACCGACCTCGGCGTGACCGTGGCGGAGTGGGTCGACGATGGCGACGACGACCTCGTTCTGCCCCGCCGGATCACCCTGGCCGACCTTGAGGCGGCCTGCTGGTCGATCGTGACCTCGCGCTACGGCGAGGACCCCACCCAGTGGCCCCGAACGGGCTACACCACGGCCGCGTCCTGTGCCCGACTGCTGACTGGCGGGGACCCCGACTTCGACTCCGACACGGCCGATCAGGTGTTCCAGACCGCCCTCCTGGGGACGGTGGTGTTCGCATGAGCGAGATAGACAAGATGCTCGCTCATGCCGGTCAGGGTGACACCACGGCGGCGGTCATCGCGCAGGCGCTGGCCACCCGCGAACTGGTCGAGATTCTCGGAGCGGTCCGTGACGCCGTGGCCGGCCAAGCCGGGCCCTGCGGTGACAGGGCGCCGACGATGAGGCTCCCTGATGGGTCGACTCTGGACCTGCATTGCCTGCTGCGAGCCGGTCATGCCGGCTGCCACGAGGCCGGCGATGCGGCCTGGCGTGAGCCCGATGCCTCCGGGTGCGAGCTGGACTCGATGATGACCGTCTCAACCCGCCACCTCGCGCAGGGCCTCGGCGTCGGCGGGCTCACCGAGGTCGAAGGCCTGACGGTCCACGACTACGAGTACGGGTTCTTCGTGTGGGTCTCGCCGGACGCGAACCTTGCCGACTGGCAGGAGGAGGGTTCGTCCACGGTGAAGGCCCTTCTCGGCCTCGCCCGCTCAGCGGGTGCATCCTGGCTCCGCTTCGACGGCGAGGGCCCGATCATGGATGGGTTCGAGACGTGGGACTGGTGAACGATCTGAGCCGCCAGAGGGCGGCGATCCTGGCCGTGGTGGCCATGATCCTGGCCGCCGCCAGAGAGTCGATGATGGGGGGATCGGTGGCGGGCTGGGTCGCGACGATCGGAATGCTGCTGATCCTCGTCGGTCTTCGGTGGATGATGTTGGGGCTCGACGAGATGGCCGAACGCGACCCCGGGGACGTGCAATGAGCAGCGCCACCCTGATCCCAGCGCCCTCGCGGGGGCCTCGTACTAACCAACCAAGGAAGGGAGCCCAGCAATGGGATACGACATGAAGATCGTCGATGACCCCACGGACCAGGCCGAAGTGGCCCGGTGCCGCGGCCGGTTCTTTGAGGCGGTTGAGCGGCGCGACGCGTCGACCACCTTGGTCGGCCGGACCAAGGCTCAGACGCTCGTGGAGGAGCGCGGTCGCGAGATGGCAGCGGCCGAGATCGGCTCCTTCCACCTGTCCATGAGCGCCATGTTCATCTGTCGGACCAGAATGGCCGAGCGGGGCATGGGCCACGACGAGGGCGGCCCTCGCCCGCCATGGCCACGGCCCGAGGCCTACGGCTACCTGTCGGTCGACGAGTACCGGACCGAGGACGAGATCCACGACGAAGACGAGACCGACTCGTCAACCTGGCCCGAGCGGCTGCGGCGCTTCCGCGAGGACGCGATGCGGGTCTTGGCCTGGAGTCCGGAGATCCCCGGTATCCCACTGCACAAGCTCTCGTCGAACGACGGGTGGCTCGTTCACCCGATCGACTGCCTCGGGGCCCTGCACCGGCTCGATGAGTTTCGTCAGGTCCATGGCGACACAGCGGCCCTCCTGCCGTCTTTCGACGGCCGCCCTGTCGGGTGGTGGGGGGACTGGATCGCCTACCTCCACCTGGCCAGCCAGCACGGCGGTTTCCGGGTCACCTGAGCGGGGCGCGGGTTCGCTGGTCGCGATACGTTGTGACCCCCTTACGACCAACGCAAAGGAAGGGAGTCAGCCCATGGTGTCGGAACCGTGGCCGGAGCAGTCCGGGCGGGTCGTCGAGGATGGAGTCTGGGCGACCATGCAGCATGGCACTCGCTTGGCCCGCAAGCGCGACATGCTTGCCGAGCAGGTGGCCACATCCGTAGAGGTCGTTGTGTCCATGCTCGGACGAACCGGGCGACCGACGAATGACGAGGCCATGCATCTCGTCGCGTGGGCGCAGGCCACGGGCGTTCCTGGGGCGTCGAAGTCCGTCGTGGATGCCCTCTACCGCCTCGGGCACAACCGTGGGGCGGTCTATACCTGGGTCCGGCGAGGGTTCGCCGATCCGGACCACGACGGCAAGTTCGTCGGGGGCTTCCCGGTTGCCCACGCGGTCCTACCTCCGGAGGGGACGCCGTGCGTCTACGTCCTGCTCGACGCTGGCGGGTCCGCTGCCTACATCGGGTACTCGTCGGATGTGAGGAGTCGCCTGCGGAGCCACTGGACTTCCCGACACCGCACCGGGAAGGAGGCGATCGCCTCTTGGGCGGTGCATCCCATGACCTCGGTCGACGAGGCGCTGGATCTGGAAGGCGACCTCATCTTCCAGCACCAGCCATACCTGAATCGAGCCGACCGGCAGTCTCGGCGTCGGCCTGTCCGCGCACCTCAGGCGCGACTACGCTGCTCCGACGACGACGGGTACGACGAACCCTTCTGATGGCGACCTATCGAGTAGCCCACCGCGAGCGCTACACCCAGATCCTGGACGAGACACTCGGTGACGAGCGCCTCTCCTTTCGAGCCCGCGGCCTGCTCGCCTTCCTGTTGTCCAAGCCGGACGACTGGAGCGTCAACTCCACCTCGTTGGCCCGGATGACCAAGGAGGGTCGGGACGCCATTCGGTCAGCCCTGAAAGAGCTGCGCAGGTTCGGCTACGTCGTCCAGAGGCAGGAGCGCGACCCCGACTCGGGGCGTTGGTCCACGGTGTGTGATGTGCATGAGCGACCCCAGCCGTCGGGCGAGGCATCCCCAGGTCACGCCGGGGACGTCTTTTCAGGCGCCGGACGATCCGGCGCCGGGGACCCGGACGCCGGGGATCCGGACGCTGGATTCCTAGGCCCTATTCCTCCTACACAGATACAGAAGACAGATACAGAAACCGCGAGTCGAGAATCGGCGAGCGATTCCCGACGCGACGATCCCGAGTCGCTGCTCTCGAAGGCGGTGCTGGAGGGCGGCCACCTCGCCGACGCCCGCCACCTGTGCGACCTCTTGGCCGCGTCGCTCCGCGAGCGGGGTGAACCCCGGGCACGCGTCACGAAGAAGTGGCTCACGGATATGGAGGCGCTGCTCCGCATCGACGGCCAGGACCCGGAGTCGGTCGAGCGGGTCATCCGCTGGCTCGACAAAGGCTCCGACGACGTGGCCGCCTTCTGGCGGCCCAACGTCCGGTCGCCAGGCAAGCTCCGGTCCCGGTACGCGCAGATGCGCGAGCAGTACCAGCGGCTGAGGAATGCCCGCTCGGGGTCTCCCAACGAAACCCGGGCGGCGATCGCCGAGCTGCGTCGGGAATGGGCCGATGAGAGAACCAATGGTTAGTTCGTCGCCGAGTGGGTATACTCATACCGTGACCAACCAAGGAAGGGGCTCCATGAAGATCGAGTTCGACACCGACAACGCCGCGTTCGAGGAGGACCTCGCCGGCGAGGTGGATCGGATCCTGCGCCACGTCGCGCACGAGGTTCGGGTCGGCCTCACGACCGGCCATGTCCGCGACGTCAACGGCAACCGGGTCGGGGAGTGGTCGCTGTGAGCGCCCGTCCCTGCGCCTTCCATCTGGTCGAGGGCGTCGACGACGTCACGGCCACCCACAACGTCTACGCCCCAGAACGGGCCCGCATCTGGCCGGCGTGCGACGACCATGTCGCCGAGGTCCGCGCCGCTCAGCCCAACTGGAAGATCACGGATCGGAGCTGCTGGTGAGGAACGGAGAGGCCATCGCCTGGCAGGACCCGGCAACCGGCGAGTTCCGCTGCACCTACCACGCCCGCCCTGAGCACGACACCGAGGTGGCGGTCTGGGACCTCGACCCCGACACGGAGCGCATCGAGTGCGGCTCGTGCCGCCTGCTCCTGTGGCTGCGGCCCGCCGGCGACCGGACCCCCGTGGAGCGAAACACGATGACCTCCGTGACCACCACTCGGTGGAACCCGCTCTACGACGCCTTCATGGCGGCTGGCGGCCCCGAACCCGACTACACCACCACTCTGTACGCCACCGGATGGTTCACCGACTACGGCAAGGACCAGTTTCAGATCCGCCAGGATCTCGTCCAGCGATACGCCTGGGGCATTCCGACCCCGGAGGTCGTGGACCGCCTGGTAACCCTCGGTCCGATCGTGGATGTCATGGCCGGCACCGGCTACTGGGCCCGGGTCCTGGCCGAGGCGGGTGGAGACGTGACGGCCTCGGACCTCTGCGAGCCGGGCGTCGACAACGACTGGCACGGCGCCGACCGCCGGTACTTCGACGTCCAGTACGGC